TAAATAACTATTTATCCATTCACTTGTACTTATATATAAACTTTTTTTTTCGTATTCTTCTTTATCGCTTTCGGAATTACTTATTTCAATTGTCCTTTTTATACTCATATATATTAACATTAAGCCCAGTATTTTGTTAATAAAACAATTAGAGATATATTGAATTATTATATATGAAAAGAAAACATATAACTGAAACAAAAAAACGAAAATTTGAAGAATTAAAACGCATTCATTATATTTTTAAAAAAGATAAACATTTCTATTATGATCACGAATTAATTGATTATATAAACACTAAATATCATGTATTATTATTTTTTTGATTATTCAATCAATTTCTTTTTGTTATACATTAATAGTTTTATTTCTTCTTTAATAATATTCATTGTTTCGTCATTTTCTTTATTATTCAAATACTTTTCAAATTTTTGTCTCAGTTCCGGATATTTATGTTGATATTCATCTAGCCAGTCTTCTAATAAAATTTCTTTTTCGTTATATAATTCATCAATCTCAGTGTTTTTGTTTTTTAAGGTCCAATTTCCGTCTTCATATACCATTAGATATTTATCTTTCATGTTGGATATATAAATATTCATATTTTCAGGTTTTATTGGATTAAAATGGATTTTTTCGATTAAATGTTTTACACAATAAGATACTTTTTTTATACACTGGACATAATCTTTTTCAGTCAAATGACTTGTATCTGTATTTTTATAAGATAGTAATTGAATATGATTATTTTGAACAATATTATTAGTTATATTTACTTGTAACTTACCCATTAATTTGGTTATCTGTTTTTGTTGATTGTTATTTTGTATTTTTTGGTATTCTAGTTCAATGTCTTTTTTTTGTAACTGTAAGTTCATTAATCTTACCAATTCTTTCAAGTCCTCATCTTTATTATTCTTACAAGTATATTTTATATGATGATACATTGAATTTTTATGCTTGAATGTTTTATCACAGTATTTACAATTGTAATCAATAATTCGTGGTTTTTCGTGGTTTTTTCGTGGTTTTAATTCCATTTTTTTATGCTTTGTTGTTTCTAAATGTTTATTGTAATTTGACTTATTTGTAGTCTCATAATTACAAAAACAGCAAATATAACATTCCATATAAAGTACTAATAGAAAATACTTTATATACATTTAATATATATGGTTAAGGATTATAAAGGTAGATACAAAAAAAATATTTAACAAATATATTTATAATATTCATTTCAATCATACTACGATAAAAAATGAAGATTAAAATCAGTGGTTAAATATTTGATGAAAGATAAAATATCAACCATAATTTATAAAAAGGATAAAATCTTATGATAGAACTATTAAAAATATTTAATCCATCTGAAAAATATACATATTGTTTAAATAAAAAATATTTAATCATAGTTGAAACAAAAACTATTAATAAATTATAAAAGAGTTATTAACAAAGCGTGTATTGTCATAAAAGCATGTGCTAATGGTAATAAAAATAAATTTATTTTTGATAATTCGTCTAGCCCTATAAACCATCTATTAAAAATTTAAACATTTGAAAGAATTATCCTTTTTATATTTAAAAATTATAGATATAAATGATAAAAACTATTCCAAATATTTCAACCTTTAATAGTAACATTACAATGTCCCTTATTTCACAATAAAAATCCTATTATTTTTTTTAGTATTTCGTGGTTGGAATATTTTACACTGAAAACAGTAACATAATTTAGTTTATATGCGATATTTTTTTCGTGGTTTTTCGTTGTTTCATACTTACTTTTTCGTGGTTTTTTCGTGTATTTTATATATTTTATAAAAATAATTAATTACAATATAATATCATAATAAGTGTTAATAAATTACAATCTTGAAATAATTAAAATTACAATTGTATCTACTTAGTACTTTTTAAAAATAGACACTATAATAGTAACATTACAATGTCCCTTATTTCAGTAGTTTGTTACCATAAAGTACTAAAAAAATTCGTGGTTGAAAAAGTACTTTTTGAGGGAGGGGGAGCTCCTAAAAAAATAATTCGGAAAAATAAAGTTAAAAAAAAATAATTCGGAAAAAATAAAGTTAAAAAAAATAATTCGGAAAAAATAAAGTTAAAAAAAATATTTAATGTTTTTCAATATTTATATTTGTCTACATAATCAATAACAAAACCAACTTTCAGTCTAATATTTTTTTCGTGGTTTTTCGTGGTTTCATACTTACTTTTTCGTGGTTTTTTCATTATTTTTATGAATATATTTAAATGTTAAAATAATTATCTATACGAGTTATGGTCTCAAATATTCTATATTATTTATACACTAAATTACAAACTACTAGGTAGTCCTTTTATTTAAAATAGACACTATAATAGTAACATTACAATGTCCCTTATTTCAGTAGTTTGTTACCATAAAGTACTAAAAAAATTCGTGGTTGAAAAAGTACTTTTTGAGGGAGGGGGAGCGCCTAAAATAATAATTCGGAAAAATAAATTCTGAAAAATAATTCTGAAAAAAATAATTCGGATAAATAATTCTGAAATAAATTTATTTATTAAATATAGGATTGTATTTTTCTTGTATATTTAGCATGTAATTTCCATTTGGAATAAATATATACTTATAATGTATATATTTATACATTTTCAAAAATATTCCATATACTTTCATAGAATTATATAATTTTTTCAAATTATTACGCGCTCTTATTTGTAGTTGTATTTTATATTCATACATCAATTTATTCATAATAGAATGTTGAGTAGATACATTCCAACCTGTATAAGATCCTAATCCGCCATATTTGGATATTTCTTCATCTACATAAAATACTACATATTTTTTTAGCCAGTCTGGTTTATCATTAAGCTTTTCTTGAATAATTTTGATAGCACTATCTCGCGTTGGTCCCTCGTAATTTGAATAATGATCCATCATTTAACTTTTAAATATTTTAATTCTTATTCAATTTTATAAATTAGTATAAAAGTACTTTTTTATTGAGATATAATAATTCAAGTTTTTTTAATAATTATTTTTTGTCACCTTAATCAGTAACAAAACAACGTTTTAGTCTAATATTTTTTTCGTGGTTTTTCGTGGTTTCATACTTACTTTTTCGTGGTTTTTTCATTATTTTTATTTCATAATTAACTAATATATAAAAAATAACACACTAATATAGGTTCATATAATAGTTTGTTATTTATACACTAAACTACAAACTACTAGTTTGACCCTTTTTATAAAAATAAACCTTAATTGATAACATTATAATGTCCCTTATTTCAGTAGTTTGTTACCATAAAGTACTAAAAAAATTCGTGGTTGAAAAAGTACTTTTTGAGGGAGGGGGAGCGCCTAAAAAAATAATTCAGAAAAATATTTTTTGAAAAAAAAAATAATTCAGAAAAATAAAATTATAAATCCTAGAAATAATTATATTTGTCTCTAGTAATGTTTAATATGATATAATAGAGACAAATACAATAAATTATTATATACTATTTAGCTTTAAATACACCTTTTTTTAATACAATGACTTCTTCGCCATTAATATATAGTTCAAGATTTACTCTTTGTTCTTCAATTAGTTCATCTTGTTTACTCATTCGTTCCGTTAGTAACTCAATTGTTTTGGCTTGTTCCTTACATTGTTTATATAAGTATTCCAACATATGAGATGTTAAAGTCGCATGAATTCCACGCATTTTGTAAGGAGACGTATCGGAACTAGGAGGATATTTTAAATCTTGTTTAAGTGTACTATGTACTGATTCTGAAATATAATTTCCGCGAATAGCAATATTTCGTACTTCATTTTTTCTTCCGTTCTTAGCGTTCATACATTCACTATGTTTGACGTTTTCAAAATATAAATCCCAAAGAAATTGTAGACCGGTTTCATCACAACCATTCGGATATAAACTAATCGGTTCAGAACATTCTAATTTAGAATTCATTCCATTTATTTATTATTTTTTATTTTTTCAATTTTATAAAAAATAATTAGAGGTTGAACTTATCTTCAAATTCAGAATAGTCAACCCATTTCAATTGACCATATGTCCAAAATTGTCCAGGTATAGAACTACCATAATAACCTGCTGGACGAACATCTATAGCATCTACAACCGAAATTTGAGTACAATCTGAATATAGATATCCAGATTTACTTATCCTATATTTAGAAATGTCACGACTTTCTGTATTTTTTATCTTAAATATAACCGGGTCTTCGCGTAATGCGTGAATCAACAAATATTCGGAATTTGTAGAATTAAAACAAATACGACGAGTCCTTTCATAGGAGATGGCTTCATATTCTTTTTCAAGTTCTTCACTACTCATTTTAGAATAAGGTTTAGGTTTAAGATAAGAAGCAATGAGTTTCGTCATATCCGAGGGGAGATCCATTATTGATTTTTATTCATAATATAATTTCAATTTTAAAACCATGGAATACAACAAGGCTTATCTAGTTCGGTTAAAACTGTAATATGATTATCACGTTGTTTCAATAAAGTATCGAATGATACTAATTGTATATCTTTTTCTTTAACAATCTGTTTTAGTTCATATATTTGTTTATGTAATAAATGTTTTTTTGATTTGTTATGAGTGAACTTATTGGAGACAAATTCATTACAATAAACGCATGTATTTTTATGGTCTCTATTTAATATTTCATTGATTTCAGAATAACGAAACGGTTGTTCTATTTTCAACATTCGTTTCAAATGTTCATCTGGATAAATCATATGATTTTGTTTTAATCCATTATCCTTTACATAATTATCTAATTTTTGAATCAAATCGATATAATCGGTTTTTTGAGTCAATCCAAAAAAAGAGTAGATATCCATTGATTATAATCTGATAAATGGATAATAATCAATTTTATAAATGTATTAATCTCACCTTTTAAAAAAACCTAGCAGAATTTAAATCATTTGGTGTATAATTAACATATGAGTTATTTGAATCAGGTATCAATTTAGGAACGTTATTGAAATTCTCTGTATAATCATTATGATATAATGGTTGTATATCATTTTCTTCAGGTGGGTCGCTTAAACGAGGTTCTATAATAATTGGCATGGAATTATATTGTATTGATTTATAAGAATTATTGGCAAATTTTAATATTTTGTTTGTATATTGTTTATATTTTTTTGTAAATATTTTACGTTTTTTTCTTTCAATCCTATCTCTTTCTTCATATAGCTCACAATGAAATATATCACAAATATGTTGACTTTTACTCCATTAACAGGAGTATGTTCATTACTTAAATCGTTTAAAAAATACAAATAATCATAATGACCGTTTATTAGATAATCAAACAAGGTATAATTTGAATTGACAGTTGTATTACGAGCATTTTGTTGAGGGTCGCGAATCATAATATGATTACCTTTACGATAAATAACAACAAAATGATTTGGACGTAATAGTTCATCCGAACTTTCTAAAAAGGCTAATGTAGCTTCATTATCTTTCAATGTATTATAATATAAAATGTTTTGTATTAAATAAGTTAAATTACCCATTTTGGTCCATCTATATTTTGTATGTGAGAATGCTTTGTTTAATATTCGAATAACATCAAACATATCAATTCCGTAATGATGTGATATTTTTTGTAACAATAATGAATTTTTATAATTTGTATATCTTAATATATAAAAACATTGAGCTAAACAATCCGTATAATAAAGAGATATCTTATCTTTAATGTAATTTGTTTCATTCTTACTATGAAATGGTACAACTCCTGCTTTTTTAGTATGCTTCATTATATTAAGTAATTATTGTTAATATTCCATAATTATTTATTTTAGTTATGTCTTGTTTATAAGTTTTAATGTTTATTTATATTAACAATAATTAAAATTATATATAATTAAAGAAAACTAATATAATATTACAATGAAAACCTTATACGTATACATAGAGAACGATGATTTAAAACTAAAATACCAAGATTATATTGTGTCACGAAGTGACGATTCTGGATTTGATTTACTAAATCCCATGAAAATTAATTTAGATAAAACAACTAAGATAAATTTTAATGTAAAATGTGCTATGATGGACGAAAATAATAATAGTTTACCCTTTTATTTATATATGCGTTCAAGTTTATCTAAAACGCGCATTAGGCTAGCGAATAGTGTTGGAATCATTGATAAAGGTTATCGCGGAGACATTTGTGCTTATTTTGACGTATTGGAGTCAGACGTATTAGAATTGTACCAACGACCTGTACAATTATGTGCGAATGATTTAGAATTTTTCAATGTAGTTTTGGTAGATAATTTTGATTCGTTCAAAAATACATTACGCGGTGAAAATGGTTTTGGTTCAACCGGTTTTTAAAATTGAAATTAAATATTAAAAAGAATTACCTCAAAATGAATAACGAAACCATTGGACAAACGGCTGAATATGCTTTATGTAAGTATTTTAATATAGAATCTAATATACACGAAAGTCGTATTGATAATAAAATTTGTGAAAATATATTGGAACAATGTAAACTATTTGTATTTCCAAAAATAGTTAAAAGTATTGGGTATCAAAATAATAGTATTGATTATTTATGTGAAAATGATAAAACATTGAGTTTAAAAACACTAAAAAGAAATGATGGTAAAATATGTCCACAATTAATTGGACAACCAACATTGAAAAAATGGGATCAATATTGGAATTTAGATTTTAATGGTGAATTATCTAGAAACCATGAACGTTTTGAATGGATCAAACAAAATATACATTATTTTCTAAATGAAATGTTAAAACATACTTATTGTTGTGATTATATGATATTAATAACATCGTGTGATAAAATACCTAAATTAGAATATTTAAAAAAAATAGAACCAACCTATTTTGTAGGTCAACCTATACAATATACACGCGATATTTATGAAGAAAAATATAATGAAAAAAAACAAAAGTATAGTGAATTTTCCACTACATTAAAAATAAATAATATTCCTATCGGTGAATTACAATTCCATAAAACAAGTCGCAAAGTATTGAAGTTTCGTTTTTATAGAAGTTTCCTTATTCAATTATAATTTTATCAAAATATTCTTTGTTTAATTCACATCCTTTAAATATACGATTTGTATTTTTACACGCATAATATGTGGTTCCTGAACCAAGAAATGTATCTAATACTACATCACTTTCATTAGAATGTTTTTTTATTAAATCTTCAAATAAAGGTAAACTTTTTTGAGTTGGATGAAAACGTGTTTTACTTCCTGGAAAAGGATAATTATATATTCCGTTATCATATTTACTATTGAATGTTGGCTTGCTTCCTTTAACACCTACTAAAGCAATTTCGCGACAATTTGTTAAATAATTAACACTTGAATTTAATGGTTGAGGATTTGTTTTAATCCATTCAATCATTCGGATTTGATTGAAGTTATATTTTTCTAGAATATCTTTGAGTGTTTCTATTTTCCATAAATCAAAAAACATAATCATCGTACCACCTTTTTTTAATTTTTTATAATATAGTTCAATAAATTCTTCCAATTGTTCCAAGGTAAATTCATCATCCCACGAACCATAATTAGTTTTTACAGCATATTTTTTACCATAAATCGTACCATATTTCATATATTTTTCCTTTACTGTTTTAATATAGTTTTCCTTTGCTGTTGCTTCTACAAATCCTTTTTTATTCTCAAGCTTTTTTTTCTCTTTCTTAAAATAATTATCAAGCTTTTTTTTATCTTTCTTAAAATAATTATCCCACTCTTCTTGTGTTTTAGTTTTTAAAGCGCCGTAAATATTTCCACAATCCATATAATTTTTCTTAAAATCTTTTATTTTATCTCCATTTAAATTTTGGTTATCAACTAAATAATCTTCCCATTCTTTTTCTGTTTTTGACTCTTCTGGTTTAGTTTGTTCATAATGTTTATCCATACCACTATCTCTAGAAATAATATAAGGAGGGTCTGTCAATATTAAATCAATGCTATCATCCTCAATTGTATGTAAATATTCTTTTCCGTTCATATTTTGAATATCCATTGATATTATATATATTATTATTTTTAATCAATTTTTAAAATTATCTTTTGAATAACCTATTACAGCACAAGCAATTCGTTTACCGGCATTACCCGTTTTTAAACTTTCCACATTACCTTTTCCACAATCGTCTTCATGGATAATTATTCATCTACCAATAATATTACACTTAGTTCCTCTAAGTTTAATCACATCGTAAAAGGTATATTTAGCTTCACACTTGTTATTACCTAAATCTCCTACGTGTCTTTTACCTGGACATCCGTATGTATTATTATAAGGATTAAAGTGAGAACACATAGTATTACATTTATCGGTTAAATCTCAGGCTTCACGGACGTGAAACCCGTGTAAAGAATTATTATTCAATCCTTTTATATTCAAATCGATTTTTATACGTTGATTCACTTCCGTAAATTTAACCGTTCCTTTATCAAATACAGCAATGGCTGGTTTCATTTATATATTTATTATATAATTTAAATATAAGTTTCATATAATAATAATGCGTTTTTCACTATTATTATATAGTCATTATTTCAATCCACACTGTGACTATATGTTTTTTAATAAACCACTCAAAGTAGTCTCTAAAACATTACGCAATGATATATTGTGCAAGTGGTCAAATATATATAGTTATAAAGGGGATTACAAATATAATCCTAAACATTATGACCATGTGAATGAAACTATTTTATGGGCTAAAGATACAACTAAAGAAACGCACGCATTGTATATGGTAATGGGTAATAAAATAGCTGATACATTTGAAATTAAATACATTGTTGAAAAACCCTATAATTTAGATTGTGATTTTTTGGCTTTAAAATCTGACCTAGAACAACTGAATATACTATATAATATTTAACGTTTATTTACCGTTTTTCTACCGCGTTTATTTACCGTTTTTCTACCGCGTTTTTTTCTTAAGGTTCGGCGTAAACGTCCACCCGTGCCCGTCGCAACAACATTGCCCTGCCCACTGGTCGCCTCCCCAGGGGGTTCCGCCGCATCAGCGGCAGCTTTTGCCGCATCATCGGCAGCTTTTGTATACCACTGTTGTATTAGAGTCTTAACTGGGTCTTTAAATAACATATTGGTTCTTTGCAACTCTTTAATTTGTTTAAAAGCATCATCTTTTAAGC